CATGGTGATTTGAATGGTAATGCTGCTAACACGTATGCTCAGGCATACGCTTCGACTGCCACATCTGGAGGCGGCTCTATTACGAATACAGCCACACCTACTATCGTTAAACCTACAGCTGCTAAGGTTTTAACATATCTAACTAAAACAGCAGGTGGTATTAGGAAGATTTTAATTGATAAAGGTAATTATATAAAGAAATATATTGATCCTACCGATGATTATGGAGGACTGTTATGAGCTCTGAAGATGTAGTATTAAATGCAATTAATAATTATAATGTAGAAATAGCTCGATCACGTTTAAGAGATCCTAACAATAGACGCAATTCAGGATATATTGGAAAACTTCTTTCACAAAATGTCATAGATAATTCTTTTTTTAATCCTATTCCTAAAAAGTATTCTAGTCGTGTAGTAAAGGAGACTGCTACTCCGAGTGTAAGTAGAAAAAAGATTACTGCAGAGGATAAATCTCAATTCGCTATAGTAGTTGACAAAGTAAGAAACGTAAATATCTTACCTGATTTTCGATATAACCCTGACGCAGCAACTGAAATAAATGAAAAGTTTAAATTTAATCAAACAGTATCTTTTTCTAATTTTTTAAATACAAATCCTGTAGCTACTTTAGGTCCAAAAAGACTTAATACAAATCCTACTCCTGTTATACAATTAGCACGTCGTTATTATTTACATGCAATGTTTATGAATATGGTAAACAAAACTAATGAGGCAAAAATTATACCTACAGAGGGATTTTATATTCCTGGTCCAAAGGAAATTCAATTTACAGATATCGAAAACGAGGAAAATCATAATTTAGACAAAGTAACTGGACATACAGTTGTATATAAAGTACTAGACTCTCAAGGAAGAGAAAATAATAGACTTACATATGATGTAGCTGCATATTTTAAAGATGTAGTATTTTTTGATACAATGACACTTTCATATGATACATTAGAAGGTGAATTAAAATTAAGAATTATTCTAAGACTACCAAATACTTTTGGATATGATGATTCATACACAGATTTGTTTAATCGATCAATAAACACAGAGTATAATAATACTAGACATGCTTCTAATGAATTTGTCGAGATAACCTTATAAATATAACTAAAAAAGAGTCCCATGGCAACGCGCAGAGTCTTATCCAGAGAAGATAATAGCTTAACTTCTAGCATTATCACTACCAGAAAGCAACAGTTTAAAGATATTGATTTATCTTTTGCTGCGAAACCTAACGGTGAACTTTTTGTAAAAAAAGATGCTGCTGCTGTCAAGCAAGCGGTAAAAAATTTAATACAAACTAATCATTTTGAAAAACCTTTCTTACCTTTCTTTGGTGGTAATATTAGAGAAATGCTATTTGACTTAGCAGATGAAGATATTGAAGAAGATGCAGAAGAAAGAATTATAGAAGCAATTAACATATTTGAGCCAAGAGCTCTAGTACAAACCGTAAATGTAAAATCTGATCCTGATAGAAATAGTCTCGATGTTTACATCGAATTTCAGGTAATAAATACTACAGAAGTTATTATATTTACAACTACACTATCAAGGTTAAGATAACATGGCAACTACAATTAGATCTACAGCACTTGATTTTAATAACATTAAAAGTAATCTAAAAACTTATCTTGCTAACTCTAATGAGTTTAAAGATTATAATTTTGAAGCATCTGGTCTTTCAAATATTTTAGATGTGCTGGCTTACAACACGCATATAAATGGTTTGATCGCAAACTTTGCGTTAAATGAATCTTATCTACCTACTGCTCAACTTCGAAGTTCAATGGTGTCTTTAGCTGAAGGTGTAGGGTATGTACCTGATACTAACACAGCATCTCAAGCTAAGATACGTATAACATTTAATAATTCTAATATGTCAAACACTGTTATACTTCCTGCTTATACTAAATTTGATACTACAGTAGATGATGTATCTTATGTCTTTCAAACTATAGAAGCACACACTGCTGTAAACAACGGTTCAGGTTTTTATGAATTTAAAACTGCAGCTGGTTCAAATCAAATTCCAATCTTCGAAGGCACGTTAAGATCAAAAACGTTCTTGGTTGGAGAATATGAAGACAATCCTGTATATGTTATTCCTGATAGAACCATTGATGCTGATACAGTTACTGTTAACATTTTCGAAAGTGCTACTTCTACCACAGCTACCCCTTATCAAAATATTTTAAATGCTACTTCTATTAGCGCTAATTCTACAGTGTTTATTTTAAAAGAATCTCCTAATGAGTATTATGACTTGTCTTTTGGTGATGGTACTACTTTTGGTATAGCTCCTGCTGCAGGTAATAAAATTGAAATCCAGTATTTGTCTACTAACGGAGAGGTTGCTAATGGCGCTAGTATCTTTACTCCATCCTCTGCATTCTCAGAAAGCGGTCAATCAGCAACTTTAAGTGTTACTAAGTGGACTAACTCTATAGGAGGAGATACGAAAGAAACTATTGAGTCTATTCGTAAAAACGCTCCATTTCAATATGCTACTCAGAACCGTATGGTTACTGCAGAAGATTACGCTTCCTTAATCTTACGTAATTACTCTACTCTTATTAATGATATAGTATCCTGGGGAGGTGAAGATGCTTTATCTCCAGAGTTTGGAGCTGTTTACGTATCAATCGATTTTGAAGATGATGTGACTGCAGACACCATTGCTTCTACTAAGCTCGCTATTCAAGATTTAGCCGAGCAATTATCTATTGCTTCTTTTAATCTTAGATTTGTAGATCCAGTTCAAACCTTTGTAGAAACAGATACATTCTTTCAGTTTAATCCAAAGTTAACTGACTTGACACTATCTAATACTAAAAACAATGTTACTACTACTATAGCAAATTACTTTACAGATAATACTGGTAAGTTTAAACAATCTTTTAGAAGATCAAATTTGCTTTCTTTAGTGGATGATGTAAGTGGAGCTGTTCTTTCTTCTAGAGCAGACGTGAGAATGCAACAACGTTTTGTACCTTCTTCTCCTTCTTTAATTACTGTTATAAAATCATTGTTAGATGATCCTGTAAATGTATCAGATGAAGTGCTTAATAATGCAGTTAATCTAGTTTCTCAATTTAGATTTGAAGATGCAGCAAATTATCTAGCTGCTTTTGTTTCCTCTTACAGTTATACCTTTATTGTTGATACCTTATCTACAACTAAAAGCAGTTTAAGTCAACAGTTATTATTTCCTGTTCCAATAGCAATACCAGATGATGACACTTTTACTATTACTAGTTCTACTTTTGTATATGAAGGTAGTAATGCTATAATAAAAAATAAACTTACTTCTAATGACTTACAAATTGTAGCAGCTGCAGGGGGTACAGTGTTACTTGACAATGTAGGGAATTATAGTGCAGCTAGTGGTACAGTTACAGTAAATTACTTTAATCCTACTAGCATCACAGGAGGTGTAGCTTACATTAAATTGGCCGCTACTCCAGCTAATCAAAGCGTACTTACATCTACAAGAAACGATGTTATTCTCCACGATCCAGATAGGTCAACTGTTAATGCAGTTATCACAGAAGCAACAAACTAATGTCTATATTAAGAGATAAAACTTATTCAGATAACAAAAGAACTCTGCTTAATTTTCATAAAGCAGAAATTGATAAAGTTTTACCCGAATATATTATTGAAGAATATCCAAATCTTAAAACTCTATTTAACAAATACTATGAATGGTTAGACTCTTCAGATAACTTTGGAGGGCAGATACAACAGCTTTACAGTAGTAGAGATGCAACTCAAGTACCGTCTAAACTCTTACAATTCCTAGAAGACGAATTACTTTTAGGGCAAGCTTACTTTGGTGGGTTTCAAAACAAAAGAGAAGCTATAAAATTTAGTAATCAGCTTTATAGGTCTAAAGGCACCAAGTATAGTGTGCAACAGTTTTTTAGAGGTTTTTTTGGGATTGATCCTGTAATTGAATATCCTAAAAATAATATTTTTTTAGTAGGACCTCAAATTGATTATGATCTAGATAGTATTAATACTTCAGGTCAGCAAATAAAACAAGCAGCTTCTGGACTAGGGCCAGAATCTAGAAGATATATTACCGATGATAAGCTTTATCAAGTACTATCTATTTTAATAAAATCTAGTTTACCATTTAATGAATGGAAAGATGTTTATAAATTATTTGTACATCCAGCAGGAGTTTACTTAGCTGGAGAAACCTTAATTGAAATGACTAATGTAGCCTGGAATAATGTTGCTCACAATCCAGAGTTAGCTAATAATGGTGGTATTAACTTTATAATGGATGAAATAGGTGATTCACTGGGTCAATTATTCCTAGTTGAAGGAGCCAATGTTTATCAACCTGAAGCGTTTGCAGAGATTACTTTAATTAATAAGGATGATGGATCTGTGGGAATGAGACGTCAAAGAACAGATCAGACATTCCATGATGTAGGATCTCAATCTATTGATTCGCTTGGTACTGGTTATACTCTGGACGAGTTGTTATCACCTAACTCAGTTACATTTGATGATTCTGATTCACGTACATTTAACGTTACTGATGCAGTTCAGTTCTCACAACATGATGATTCATCTAACGTTCTTGGTATATCAACCTTTGACAGACATGAATTCTCAACACTATTTGATAGTAGTAATATCGCAGATTCAGCTCATTGGCCGTTCCCACACATATAAATAAAAGAAATAAATTAGAGAGATAATTATGGCAAGACAGATTATCAATACCGGTACTACAGCAAATGATGGCACAGGAGATACTTTACGTACTGCTGGCGATAAAATGAATGATAATTTTTCAGAGCTTTATACTATTTTAGGTTCTGGAGCTGCTGGTGTTTCACAGTTAACAGATAGTGGTTTAGACATTATCGGCACTAGTTTTAGAACTAAAATCGGAGCTGCTAATCCAGCTTCTGAGGTAAGTATTGATTTTCCGGATTCTGCAGGTACAGTGACTTTAATTGCTGCTACTCAAACCCTTACAAATAAAATTATTAGTGCGGATAATAACACATTAAGTGGAATAGCAGCTAGCAGTTTTGTTGTATCGGATGGTTCAGGAAATATTGACGGATCTGCTTCTGCTAAAGCTATTCCAACTGGGGTGGTAGTAGGGACTACAGACACCCAGACATTGACCAATAAAACTCTTACAACACCATCTATTACTTCTCCTAAAATTACAACTGGTATTAATGATGTTAACAACAATGAGATCATCAAATTTACAGCTACAGGATCAGCAGTAAACGAAATAACTATTACTAACCAAGCTACTGGTTCTAGTCCTTCTATAGCCGCTACTGGTACAGATGCAAATCTTAATCTTACATTAGAATCA